CTGATATGCAGCGACTTGAAGTTGACCCTATCTCTAAAAAACAAAAGCCTGAATACAGATGGGCACAACAAAGACTTACCGATGATGATTACAAAGAACATTTAACAGGGACTAAATCAATTGGTATCCAACCTTGTAACGAAAAAAATCACGCAAAGTTTGGTGCTATTGATATAGATCCACAAGAATATGCAGGCTTTGATTTAAAATTTTATTTAGACAAAATAAAAGAATATGATTTACCTATCATACCTATACTATCTAAAAGTGGTGGACTTCATCTATATGTATTTACAAGAAATTTTATTCCTGCAAAAATAATAAGATCATTTCTAACAAACCTTATTCCAATATTTAATTTAAAACCCGAAACAGAAGTGTTTCCAAAACAAACAGAACTTGTCAAAGACAGTGAGACAGGAGAGATGAACAAAGGAAATTTTATAAATCTTCCATACTTTAAGAAGACGGAAAGAAGAGCTGTCAACTATGATGGGACAGAGTTTACCTTTGAACAATTCATACAACTCGTTGAAGAAAATTTTATAACAGCAGAAAGAATAAAAGAGATAGACGATGAACTAGAAAAGAAAGTTTTAGAAGGATCAAACGCAGAGTTTCGTGATGGTCCACCTTGTCTAGCAGCATTGTCAAAAAATAAATTATCAGATGGTAGAGATAGATTTTTATATAACTATATGGTGTTTGCCAAAAAGAAATACCCTGACAATTGGGAAGAGAAAGTAATGAGTGCACCCGTATTGTATTTTGAAGACTCAGTGGCTTGGTCTAAACAAAAACTTACACAGAAAATTAGATCATGGAAACAAAACTATAAAGGTTACACTTGTAATCAAGATCCTATTGCTCAACATTGTATGAGAGGACTCTGTGTTAAAAGAACTTATGGAGTTGCATCAGACTCACACGATTCTTATCCGTTGTGTTCTAATTTAGAGAAGGTGGATTTGGAACCAGAACCAGAATATAATTTTGATGTTACCTTACCTGATGGACAAACGGTAAGATCAGTGCATTGTAAAACGATAGAACATTTAACAGATCAAAGAAAGAGAAGAAACTCAATAGCAAAGTATGCAGGATTCGTACCACCATTGCAAAAAGGTGGGGACGATCAAAAAGTTTTAGATGTATTATTTAAAACTCAAACCATTATGCCACCACCAGTTGGCACAACACCAAGAGAAAAATTACACGACAATGTTTATCAAAAGATAACAGGACCTGAAGCAAAGAACGATGCATCGTTTAAAACAGGTACAACATTAATTCAAGAAGGTTATGCCTACTTTAAATTTGATGTGTTCTATAAGAAATTAAAGAACAAAGGTTGGCGTTACCCTGAAGATAAGACGGGTTCTATAATGTTAAAGATATATAAAGATTGTGAGATAGATTTCTTAGATCAAAAAAGATTTCCAACTAAGGAAAAGGGTAGACACAACAGCCCTACTAAAAATGTTGTAATGATATCAATTAAAAAATTTGACAAGATAAAAATTTACCACAAGGTAACAGAACATAAAAAGGACATATTATGATCAGAAAGATATTAGGACCACCAGGAACAGGTAAGACTACAAAGCTATTGAAATACGTACAGACATTTTTAAAATTAGGAACACCTATAGAGAAGATTGGTTACTTTGCTTTTACAAAGAAAGCAGCTACAGAAGCTAAAGAGAGAATGTTAAAACTGTTTCCCCAATATGGATACAGAGATCTTAATCATTTTCAAACGCTACACTCTCTAGCATTCAATACATTAGGAATGAAGAAAGATAATGTTATGCAACCCGAACACTATGAAGAGATAGGGAGAACTATTGGTGTTCAAGTATCTGTTTATAGAGGTGGTGAAGAAGAAACAGGGTACATAGATTCTGATAGTGAATACTTTAATTTAATTAACATAGCTAGAATTAAAAACATTACACCCAAAGATGAATACAATACAGATTTATACTCAGATGAAATGGATTATAATTTAGTAGAGATTATAGAAGCTGAACTTAAAAACTATAAAAGTTCTTTTGTTTTATACGACTTTACTGACATGATAGAAAAATTTGTTTCGTCAGAATTATGCCCTAAATTTGATGTAGTATTTATTGATGAAGCACAGGACTTATCACCAATACAATGGAAGATGTATGACATCATTAAGAAGAATACAAAGATTATGATATTAGCAGGAGATGATGACCAAGCCATTTACGGTTGGGCAGGAGCAGATGTAAAAAGATTTCAAGATGAACCTGCAAAAGAAAAGATATTACCAAAATCATATCGAGTTCCAATCAGAGTTCAAAATGTTGCAGACTCTATTATATCTCAAATTGATACAAGGATACCAAAAGAATGGAAACCTAGAGAAGACGAAGGACACTGTGAAGAAGTTTATGATCTCGATGAAGTTGATTTAACACAAGGCAAGTGGTTAGTTCTTGCACGAACAAATTATCGTTTGATTAAAATGAAACCATACTTAATGGAACGTGGTATTTATTTTGAGTACAAAGAACGAAAAAGTTTTAGTTCAAAGTTATGGAAAGCTATTAGAGATTTCTCAAAGTGGACATCGGGTGCACAACTAACGGCTAGTGAGATAAAAGATATATTTGATTACACAGGACACGAGTTTGATGGTGAAGATCATAAGAGTTATAGTTGTGAATCTTTTAATATTGATACATCTGATACATGGTACGAGCTCTTTGATGCAGACCCTGAACAAGTTCTATACATCAGACAAATGTTAAGTAACAAAGAAAAACTTTCTGAGGAAGCAAGAGTAAAACTATCTACGATTCATTCGGCTAAAGGTGGAGAAGCTGACAATGTATTATTAATATTAGATAATACAGATAAGATTCGTGAAAGCATAGAGAAGAGTCCTGAGAAAGCAGACGAAGAACATAGAGTTTGGTACGTAGGTGTAACACGAACTAAACAAAATTTATACATAATGGCAGCAAAGGAGGATAGATTAGGTTATGACATCGAAGGTATATAAAAAACAAATTGGCGGCAATCACTACCGGAATATGGTCTTGCAACCGAGTGAGTTTATAAACAAGAACAAGTTGCTTTTCGCAGAAGCATCGGCTATAAAATATATATGCAGACACGCTGCAAAAGGAAAGGAACAAGATATACATAAGGCAATTCATTATTTAGAGATGATACTAGAGAGGGATTATGCGAATACCAAAATTTGAAGCACAGACAGAGTGGGTAAAACCTACAGAGTTTCCAGACTTAAGACAAGTTGATGAAATAGCAATTGACTTAGAAACAAAAGACCCAGGATTAAAAGACCGGGGATCAGGGTCAGTCATTGGTAATGGTGATGTTGTAGGTATTGCTGTAGCGACAGCACATTACAAAGGATACTTTCCTATTGCACATGAAGGTGGTGGTAATATGGATCGCAAGCAAGTTTTAAATTGGCTACAAGATATATTAAAGTCACCATCAACAAAAATATTTCATAACGCAATCTATGACGTTTGTTGGTTACGAAGACTTGGACTTAACATACAGGGTGATATTGTCTGTACAATGATAGCTTCAGCTGTGACTGATGAAAACAGATTTAGATATGATCTTAATAGTTTATCGTGGCATTACCTAGGATATGGTAAAAATGAATCAGCTTTATCAGAAGCTGCAGAGAGTTGGGGCATAGATCCAAAAGCAGAGATGTATAAACTTCCTGCTATGCACGTTGGTGGATACGCAGAACGGGATGCAGAGATTACATTTGGTCTATGGCAAGAAATGAAAAAAGAAATACTACACCAAGACCTTGAAGATATCTTTGATCTAGAGACAGAATTGTTTCCTTGCCTTGTTGACATGAGATTCAAAGGTGTAAGAGTTGATATAGAAAAAGCCCATCTGATGAAAAAAGATTTTATCAAAGAAGAAAATAATTTATTAAATAAAATAGAATCAGAAACAAATGTAAGACCACAGATTTGGGCAGCTAGAAGTATTGCTCAGGTATTTGAAAATTTAAAAATACCTTTTGAAAGAACAGAGAAAACAGATGCACCTTCATTTACAAAAAACTTTTTACAAGAACACAAACACCCTGTTGTAAATATGATTGCAAAAGCTAGAGAGATAAACAAAGCACACACAACTTTCATTGATTCAATTATTAAATATGAACACAATGGCAGAATACATGCAGAGATTAATCAATTAAGAAATGCAGGTGGTGGCACAGTGACAGGTAGGTTTAGTTATCAAAACCCTAATTTACAGCAGATACCTGCTAGAAATAAGGATTTAGGACCTAAAATTAGGTCACTATTCCTTCCCGAAAATGGATGCAAGTGGGGATGTTTTGACTACTCACAACAAGAACCAAG